GGATGTGCACGTGCACGGTACAAGCACAGGTTCAAACCTCAAATGGCATCATCCAGATCACATTCAAATGGGATTTGTCTCGTGTGAAACTTTATGAAGAGGAAAATTGATACAATGACTCCACCACATTGGTGGAGCAGTGCGCGCAGTCTACTCACTGACAAAATGTGTTGTGGATATGCTGAGCAACACTTCTTGGACAAGCGCCCGGCTTCTTTGCGGCTTTGTTCACCTCTGCAAAGAATTCAGCGATGTTTTTTGGTAGGGCAGAAGCTGTGCAACGACGTCTCTCAAGAGGTTTCACCACTTGATCCAAGATTCGCACAAGCGAGCCAAATTCACTGCAATCCTCCCCGAACAACCTTGACAAACCGTCGATCTGGATCACCATTTCTTTGCAAAGCCTGCTTGGGTTTCCTTTCCAAGAATCGTACAAGCCCCGCCAACCAGACTCGCTTATATCAACCAGCATGAAATCTACCCCATCTGGGATGGGCTGAGTCAGATCCTTCTCAAAGGATTGAGGTGAACCTGACAAGTGCATGCGCATTTGCGATGGATGTGTTCCAATCTTGGTTGCAAACCTTTCAAGGAACACTGCGCTTGTCTCAGTTACATCAGTTCTTTCATAGTTGCAAGTCGTCACTTGTTGACCCTCATGGTGCATAGTCTCGACCTCTACCGTTCTCTGCGTGGAACTCGACAAACTGTCAAGAAATGGAAGAACACCTACGCCCACCACATCAGCAAATTCACCAGAGAACGCCATAAGGTGGTTATGGATAATCTTCCGATTTTCAACCCTAATTCCTGCAAGTATCTGACGCATGCGCAAGCTATCCAACGCACTCAAAATGTCACGGAGCTCACTCCTATCACGCAGAGGCGTGCCATGCGGATCCTGCCATTGCTTCATACGAGCAATAATCTGGAGTAGCTCGATGTCTTCTTGATCATCACTTTCTTGCAGTGCTGTCACTAAAGCCATTCTGACGACGTTGCACTCACAATACGATTTGTGAGTTGAGTGCTTGAGGTTAGGTTAGTTTACTCTGGCTTGCTGAGAGATGTTTAATTACCTATTGCACGACTTGGCGCTCTCTGCGAAGAGGACTTGCTAAGTGTGGGTGGGAACCAGAGATATGTGGAGTGACATGCTACTCATTTTTCATAATATTAACTAGCTTCTCAGCTAACTCAGCACCGGTAGCTTGACCCATAAGATGCTTAAACTTCTTAGACCAAGTATATGATGAGTCACACCCTTTATCCCATACAGGTAGATCTTCTACTCTATCAACAGAGTGAGCATCAAAGTCATTATAAGGTAACTCATATGTTTCTGGCTTAGTAGGAAACTTCTGACCAAAGCCATCACATTGTAAGTTACAAAGAAAGAATCTAATCCATGCAGTAGGTACACCTGTATAATGTCCTTCACCTTGTATTGAATGAAATATTTCACTATAGATGTACTTCTTATCCGTCATGTGTCTTCGCTTTCTCTACATTATATCCATTACCATTAGGAAGCTCAGTCCAGATAATAGTATCACCAGGCTTCCAATTCATAGTTTCTAATAGATCGTCAGGGAACTCTAAGAAGAGTTCTCCGTCTTTATCTTGTTCTACCTTTAAGAACTTCTTATCTAAAATAGCTTTAACCATAACTAAGCCTCATAGATAGCGCTGTTAGCTCCATGCTCTGAACACTCTACTGAATGTACCCAACATCTACCATCTGTTTTCTCTTTAATAAGATTATCAGCAAATACAAATGCATGATAAGCAAACTTCTCAGCACCTACACCATCAAAGATTCTAAGGTCAATAAGACCTTTCTTCTCTAGATCAAGAAAGACATCTATATGAGGATCAGCTTTATCAATAGCTGTCTTATGATCAAAGCTATCTTCTAACCATGCTTTGATAGGCTTTAAGCCTCCGAAGTCTACAGCCCAGTTTTTATTATCAAGATGATCACAAGCAAAGGTAAACTTAAACCCTAGACTATAACCATGTAGTAGATGACAATGAGAATGATCTGCATTAGGTTGACGGAACACCGCTGATAGTCCGATGTTATGTCCGTATGTTTTTGTACTATAATAAGGCAATTTGTTTATATCCTTTCAATTTCTTTATTCCTAAAGCCCAGTTCTCAGCAGCATCTTCCACATAACTAATAGAGTTATTAGGAAAGCTCTCTTCAAAGAACATAACATCATTATCGTCTAAATACTTAATAAAGGCAAGCTCTTCTTTGAAATCAAACCAGATTTCTGCCTTTCCTTCTCCGTGATCTGAATAGTATGTTGATAGATGCTTCTGACGACTCATGTGATTACTCCTGAATAAAATTAGATATGTTTGGATATATTTTACTTATAGCCTCAGCTGTTGCTTTAGCTAAGTCCATATGTTCTTTTTGCGTACCATTAGCTGATCGCAATTCGATATAATGTATCCATGATCTAATTGTTCCATTCACATACAAACGAGATACAGTATTACCTTCTGGTAGTACAACTCGTGCTTGTTCTTTAGCAATACCGTTTTCGATTGCCCATTTATAAGCAGTCATAGCGGAATGCCATACGTTACGTTGATGTTGTTCCCATTGAACATGTAGAGAAGTATCATCTGTTATAACGCTGTTTTGTCTATTCTTTTCATCTTGTAGTCTTGCTTTACGGATTACTACAGAGTCATCTAAGTCTCTGATATCGGCATAGCGTTGAGAGAACTCTTGAAACGAAAATGATCTATGTCTTAACAGCTGTCGAGCGATGTCTCTAGTTGTTGTAATTTCAATGCATGCGCTTGCCATTTCAAACGGGCTCCAGTGCTTATGCTTAATAAGGTACTCAAGCAGCTTGGGTGTCGTTTTCGTGTTAGATTGGTTCGATGGATTGGAGACACGGGCGCAATAAGCGACGAGGTCTTGGATGTTTTCAAGTCCCATAATTCCTGGTTCGCCTGAATGTACATGCCGTACGGGTTGACTGTGCGATAAGAGACGGGCATGCATTATCCTTGACCTCGAGACTTTTTATATGATCGACGTTTATGTTTATTCATTGAAGACGTTTTAACATTACCTTTGCCAATACTAGTCTTCTTACTGTTAGTGATACCTTTTTGTGCCATTTAGCTACTCCATTTTAAAATCTTTGAATCGTTCGTTTACTTGAGACTTATCGAATGCTGGTGTATCATCTACAACACCTTCAGTTGGATTATCTGCATCGAATAGTCTCATCTTAGCTCTATCAACGCCTAGTACAAATCGTTTATATCTACCAGGGTCGTTATATCTATTTTTAAGCTGCTTAACCATTATCTGTCCTTGGGCTTCTAGCTCTTCAGATGATATAAGAGCAATCATTAAGTCAGCGGTAGCGGGTAGTCCAAAAGACTCGGACGTATCTTCAAGCCCAGGATCTGAGCTAGTAAAACCAGAACGTGTCGTTTGCGTCGCAGAGAAGACCGGTACGTTGAACTCAACAGCAAGGCCACGTAACTCCTCGGCAATAGCTTTAATATACGTATAAGAATTGATCGATCCTCCCATAGCTTTCATACGAGCAGATGCACAGATATTAAGATAGTCAATAAAGATAATCTCCGGTACAAAGTTACGTTTAAGCTTTAGTTCGTTTAATAGCGCTCTGAAATGACTAGAGTTAGCCGCGCCTGTTGGATATTCTTTTATGATTAACTTACCATTAGTCTTAGAAGCAATATCATCTACCTTACTCTTGAATATAGGCTTAGCAATGTTCTCTAATTGATCTATAGGTATGTTAAGTAGATTAGCATCTATACGTTCAGCGATACGCTCTTCAGCCATCTCCATAGTAATATATAGGACGTTCCTACCTTGGCTTAGTATATTACCAGCCATATGACACATAAAGAGTGACTTACCTACTCC